TCACCAGAGGCCGGGACGGGTTGTGTCGTACCACGGGTGTGGTAAAACACGAAGGTTACTGCTGGTTGATTACCGTAGTTTACCCCGTTGTAAGTAAAGCCATTAACCAGTCCACCAGAATAGTGGAGAGCTGTGTTTACCCCTGTAAGAGTGGCCGCGCCAGTGTAAGTGTAATAACCAACCCCACTTGCAGCGCCACTACCAGTGAGTACACCTGTAGCAGCAATATTAACGATCTGTCCACTTACAAAAGAAATAACAGTACCAGAAGTAGAAGCACTTACCGTGTAATCAGGATCACGGTAGAAATCATTACGAACAATCTTTACCGAATCAACAATGCCACCGCTGTTATTATCTTCGCTAAGTGTGGCATCCATGTCCACAAGAATTGCCGGAACTTGACCACCCTGCACAAAAAGCGTATTGGAAGTTGCACTACCAGCAACCTGAGTAGTTACACGAACCGAATCGTAAAGAGGACGATCTACGAAAACGGGTTGTTTATTGGAACTTGTGCTGCTCATTTACCAACTCAAACTTTTATTTCCAATTATAAACGATTTAGCCGCCCATAAAGGATTTTAAATTACCAAACGGAGTATCTGGTAAGCGCGGCATTAAAGCTTCTGGATTGTTTTGTAATGCTAAAAATGTTTGAAATGATGTTCCATCCTCATCTTCTTTTCTTGGTTGAAATTTCCAGCGTTTGCGATTGACGTAATCTGTCCGCAACTGTGGATAAAGTTGATAATCGCTTAACCCGGCAGAATAGATGTCTCCGGGTAAATAATCGTTGCTATCAACGTATTCAGAAAACCTAGCCATCAGACCTCTTCCTCTTCCATTAAACGGTTTGCGAAAGCTTGAAGATAAGATTGTGGATCAGGAATTGTGTTTAAAATTTCGTCGTAACCAGGGAGAGAACTTTGTGGACGAAATATGGTACCTAAACCTGAACCTTTAATTAAATTCAAAAAACTTGCACCAAGGCTATTACCTTGTTCTCTAGGACTTGCTGCTGCTGTAGATGAAGCGGGTGGAAGTGCTGGAGCGGGCGGCGTAAAATCTCCAAGAACACGTTGCGCATTCGCATAAAGATCACCACCTTTTTTAAATCTTTTTGAAGCACTTGCCACTGATGTACCAAAAGAATCTTTAGCATTTAAAGATACGTTTGGATTTCCACCTAATACTGTGGCGTAAGCACGTTCAATACCCATGCCAGGTTTATATCCACGGTCTTGAAAATATTGAAGAACTTTAGGCATTTGCCCGACTCGCGTTTGCGGACCCGTAATACCATACATTCTTTGTTCATTTTGACCAAATTGAATTAAACCTCTATGGCGACCTCCAGCTCCCCCAACTATGTTGGGATCCATATTCATACCGGATTCTAAAGAAAGAAACCCACCAAACTCGTAAGGATCAAGTCCTAATTTTCTAGCACCTTCAATAATCGCCATACGCTCTTCTTGGGGAAGAGTACCGACGCGAAGTTTGGCTTTTGGTTGTGCCATTGTAATTGTTTCCTTATTCTCCTACCCAATTTGACTCTGCCTTAAGACCGGGGACAAATACTGCCTGTAGAGCTACGATCAGACTCAATTTAGCAGTAAGTCGACGGACAAAATTACGGCAGAGAATCATTGGAAATAATGCAACTACACTGGCCCCCGGCGACTAAAAGTCTTGTGTCCAGTTGGTGGTCTTACCCACAGGTGTGGTGCCAAGTAACCCTAGTTTATCAAAGGGTTATTTTAAGCGGCTTTCATACGCTCTTTTAAGGAGTGCAAGCTTAGTCTGATCAAGGTCTTCCTGGCTTAAAAACTTACGTGGATCTGTAAACATCTCGGTGGCACCAGGAATTGGTGTTGCTTTGGCAAAAACTTCAGAAGCACCAAACTGAGGAACTGTTGGAGTTGGGATACCAGTAAGCGGAGTTTGTGGTTGGAATCCAGCCATTGCACCTGGTACCTGATCCATTTTATTGGCATACTGCATATCACCAGTCTGTGCCTGGAATTGACCCAGAGGACTTTGGGACATGACGGCAGAGGTAGCTTGTGTGTAACCAAGTTGGCCTGGTTTAAGTTTTTGTGCCAACTGTGGATTTGTGGTGGCCCAGATCTCAAGACCAATCTTTTCTTTATCTTCTGGACTAGCAGTGTTATAAGCTTTAGTTAATTCAGCAACACGATACTTTTTAAACAGAGGATCTTGTTCACTCAACTGAGCAATACGTGAGCGTTCAACTTTTTCTTCACGTTGGCTCGGTGTATCAACAGAAGCAAAAGTTGTTGAGCGGGGAACGTAGCTTGCCATATTCCCTCCGCCAATACCACCTCCCGCACTGGGACCAGCGGCAGCCCTAGCGGCAGCAGACAAGGCAAGCTCTTCACCACGATAGTTTTTACCCAAGTTACTTACTTGTGTTCTCGTGGCCCCACGGCGCCCTCCCATACCTCCACCGCCAGGAGTGTAGGGCGCTCCGGGGCGACTGAAGACTCCCCCAAAAGCGTTTAAACCACTAACAATTTGAGGTGCGAACTGTGCGCTTGCAAGTCCAACGTTTAAAGCCCAGGGAGCAATTTGCCCTGCTCGTGATAAAAACTGTGCTCCTTGTAGTGCAGGTCCAATCATCGGTAATTCTCCGCTAAGAAAATGTTAGAGCCAACAGATACGTCAGCAGGTCCAGGCATGGCCTGAATGAATTCAGCACCTGAGCGTTCGTAACGATAACGAGCCTGGAAAGGATCTTTGTAGTTAGGAACGTAAAGAATGTGGGCAAGTCGATTTGTCTCGTAAAGATAAATCTCATCCCAGGTCTTTAATGCTTCTTTGGCATTGCTAGATCGGATGGTACGATCCACGTCACCAGCAATGTTTTCAACCCTTGTTGAAGGCGTGGTTGCAACCTCAGTTTTCTTTTCGGCCGTATCACAACGATCGATCTGAATAATAATTTTACTATAAAAGTATGAATCAGGAACCGTGTTCATAGCTTCTTCCAAACGGGCGTAGTCGCCTGCTGGGACAGAAACCACGTAGTAACCTAGGTGATACCTGACTCTACTCTTATCAAAGTCACTGAGTTTCACAAACTACACCCATTTACTTAACATTATAAATTCAAACAATCAACTAAACATTTTCATTGCTTGTTGTGGAGAAATGTAACCAGCTTGAGGTGTGTTAAACAAATTTGACATTTCTTGTCTACGTTCCAAGGCTTGACCTAATGCTCGCGACAAAAGAATATCTTTTATTGTGGGCTGTTTACCCAGTAACTGTTCAAGAAGTTTATCTGTATTTTGATCTGGTGTGTTTGTGCTAGGAAGTTGTGGGGCTTCCGGAGGAGCGCCTAAAACATTTACATCGCCCACTTCGGGTCGATCGACATTACCGTGACCAACACGAGCAATAACTTTTCCACTGGGATCTAAGGACTCAGAAAAATAACCATAACCACCACCAGATCCCCTGCGCACTTTCCCACCCGCAACAGCAGGAATATAAATAGAAGCGTCTTCTACCGCCCCTTTATCAAACCTACTTTTTCCTTTAAAGGGTACGTAATAATCAAAAGACTGCCAGTCAGGATGTTGACTGTGACTGTGTGCCCCCGCAGCTCTTTCTAATAAATCTACTTTTTCAGCCAGTTCTGCATTGAGATTCCAGCGGCGACCTGAAACTGCTGGATTAGAAAATTCAATCTCTCTACCAATTGCTTGTTTTTGACGCGCCAAGGCGTCAAACATTTTTACTCGTTCAGCAATTGGCAAAGATGATAAAAGTTTTAAATCAATATGATATTCATCACCTACTCCACCCTTTCCCTTTGGAGCGGTAAAACCAGATCGCTCTGTTAAATATGACATTATACTTTTCTTTTTATTTTAAAACTAAAAAACCCCTGATTACTCAGGGGCTTGTAGTTGGAGATGTTAGTTATACACGTACCAGGTCTGCGGCAAATACTGCATCCCAATCAATTCGTTTGATTTGGCGTAGCTGCTCAAGACTACTGAATCTTTCACCAGACAGGGACAACTGAAGGTCCTTGATTTCTCGGGCAGTTTTCAAACCAATTCCTTTGATATGGTCTGCAATCATTTGTGCAGTAGCACCATTAATATTAAGACGCGTATCGGGTGGAAAATTACGAGGTTCCTCGTTAGCTGCTTTGTCTTTTACTTGAAGAGTCTTTACTTTTTTAGTTGCCGACTCATCAGGTTCAAGTTCAGTTTTGTAAGCGGTGTAAAGGCGACCGTCCTGATCTTCGACCATGAACCAATCGCCTTCATCCCACTCACTAATGATTCGTACCCGTGCACCTGTTTTTTTATGACGATGCAAGAGTAACTCTGTGGCAACTGACATAGGACCAAGAAAATACCTGGTCCTAGTTTAACTCAGTTACTCACGATGCGGTTGACCAGATAAGCTTCGATGTCGTTGTAACCAGGAGCTTCATCGGGTTGGATGTAGCAGACTTCAACAACAAAGTAACCGGTACGACCAGCAGCTTTATCAGCAGCAGAGATGTACCAACCAGCGGCGGTACCAGAAGTAACGGTAGAAGCAGTACGGGTAAAGACGCTATAAGTAGCGGCTGCAGTGTGAGGCTTGTAGACGTTGCCATCGGTGATACCAACAGCACCGCTAACCACGGGAACGGGAACAGCAGCAACTGCATTGGTACCAGCAGCAAAGAAGATTTCACCTTCTTGCGAACCAGACACGGTAGAGGCCAAGTTGACCTGGGCCACACCTTCACCAGAAGCTGCGCTGGAAACAAGGCCAGTAGCAAACGAGATCACACGGCCAGTAGCGGTGTAGATACCGGAGGCAACGCGACCATCACCCCAACCGGAAGCAACCGACATTGCGGTGCGGTACACGTAGATGGGATAGGTGGAAGAACCACTGATCACCATGCCGGTGATATCAGTACGGGTATCGTCTTGGCGGTAAGGCGAAGGAACGATAACGCTACCAGAAGCAATGGCACCATCACCAGAGGTGTTGGACACTGCAACATAACCACGCTGTTGGAAATAACGATAGCCAGGGATAGCAAGAACCGAAGTAGGACCTGCTTCCGAACCGTCGTTAGCACCACTGTAGTCAGTATCAATATTCTTGTACCAACCGTTGAGAGGCTCTGCCCAGTTGCCGGGGTAGATTTTTTTAGACGAAAGGTAGGACATTTATTTCTCCTTTATGTATGTTTATGTTATAGATCAGACGGTACCGTCATCAGAGACGAAGCTGTAGGCAGTGGTGATGAAGTCGTTGTTCAGAACTTCAAAACCAGCGTACAGTTGCCAGATCAAGATGATGAAACGGCTAAAGTCATCGTTGTTATTGATGAGCACTTGAGCGTTCGGACCACCGATACCAACACCAACGGCCTGAGGACCGAAGAAGAAACCTTGAGCAACGTCTTGGTTGGCGTAAGGAGCACCACCAGTAAACGAAGCAGCAATGGTCTTGTTGGGGAAGTTGGTCGATTCGAAGAACTTAACACCTTCAAACTGAACACCAGTCGGCATGACGGGTTCACCAGCCAGGAAGTAACCTTGACCAGCCTGGGGACCCATGTAGAAGCTGGCGTTGTTAGGCATCATGGGATTGCCCATGTACATGCCTTGACCAGGGTTGCCGCTGTAACGGGCGATCTCACGGAAGTCGGGGTCACGACGCAGATGCATCATGAACACAGGATCGCAAATACAACGATACAGACCATCAGCAAAGGTCGGAACGTTACGCTTGCGCAGATCCTTAACAACGTTCAGCAAGTCGGTACGAACCGAAAACTGTTGTTGATCAGCAGTATATTCAGCGGCAGTGTAGGTGATTTGACCAGAAGAATTCTTGGTCTTACCACCAGGGAAGAAGTAACCGCCTTGAGTGCTGGAAGCAGCGCCATTAGCTTCTGCTTTGGACAGTTCGTCAATGAAGACGCGGTCACGCCAACGGCGATAGTCGTCAAGCAGCGTCAGGCTACCGATTGACTGGTGGAACATGTTGAGATTACCA